ATACGCAGTTGAAGTATTTACAGGAGGAACAGGAAACTTAGCTACACCATTTAGTGCAGCAGTAAGTTAATAAATATATGTGGGTGAGAAGCGCAGGACCGATTTGGATCTTGCCACTCGCCCACACCAATAGGAGAAAATATGGATTCAGATCAAACAACACTAAATAAAACTACAGGTGCGGCTTCTGTTTTAAGAGCAGCTAGAAGCAGAGTTACTTCTATTCAAGGTAGAGGTGAAGCAGGTTCTGTTTTACTTTTACATGATGTGAGTGATGCTTCAGATGCTGCATCAGGTAATTTAAAAGCAACCTATAAGTTTGAAACAGAAGGTTTAGATATTATGATCCCTGGTTCTGGTATACTTTTTGAAAACGGAGTTTGTGCAACTTTAACACAATCATCTGGCACAGACGGAAGTGTTACCATGACAATTACAGGAGCATAGTAAATGGCTAATACTACTTCGGGAACAACAACGTTCGATAAAACTTTTGCTATTGATGAAATAGTAGAAGAAGCACACGAGCGTATTGGTTTACAAAACGTAGCTGGTTATCAATTAAAATCTGCAAGAAGATCTCTTAATATTCTTTTTCAAGAGTGGGGAAACAGAGGCATTCACTATTGGGAAATAGGTTCTACAAATTTAGATTTGATTGAAGGACAATCTGATTATGATTTTTTTAGATCAAGTGATGATGGAACTAGCGCGACCACTACAGATCCAGCTAGTGTTTTTGGTATATCCGACGTATTAGAGGCACAACTAAGATCTAATAGAACTCAAACAACACAAGCCGACAGCCCGATGACAAAAGTAGATAGATCTACTTATGCAGCGTTTTCTAATAAATTATCAAAAGGCACACCTAATCAATATTGGGTAGAGAGATTTATAGATAAAGTTAGAATACATATTTATCCTACACCAGATTCAACAAACGCATCTAAAGACATGCATTTCTTTTTTATAAAAAGAATACAAGATATTGGTGACTACACTAATGCAACTGATGTCCCTTTTAGATTTGTACCTTGTATGGTTTCAGGACTTGCATATTATTTAGCACAAAAATATAAACCAGAATTAATTCAAGCGATGAAACTTGCTTATGAAGATGAATTAGCTAGAGCTTTAGCAGAAGACGGATCTGCATCTAGCACTTACATAACACCAAAAGCATATTACCCAGGAACATAATGGCAAAATACGCAACAGGTAAATACGCAAAAGCAATATCAGATAGATCTGGATTAGAATTTCCATATAAAGAAATGGTTAGAGAATGGAATGGATCTTTTGTGCACATATCAGAATTTGAACCAAAACAACCACAATTAGAACCAAAGCCAATGAATGGAGATTCTATATCTTTACGTAATATTAGACCAGATAGATCAGAACCAGCCACACCAAGACTTTTACCTTTAAATCCTTTTACAGCTACAAGTGGATCAGGCACGGTTTCTGTCAATGAACCTGATCATGGTAGGTCCACAAGTGATACAGTTAGGTTTAGAGATTCAGAAGCTGTAGGCGGTATACCTGCGGCTACTATAAATGCATCAGGTGGATTTACAATTACAGTGACAAATGATAATAATTATACTTTTGCAGCTGGAGCAACAGCTACATTTACAGAAAAAGGAGGAGGTGGATCTGCGTCCGCTGGACCAGTTACACAACAAGCATAATGGCAGGATTAAGTGCATCAGGATTAAAGACACAGATAAGAAGCTACACAGAAGTTGATTCTAATGTGTTATCTGATTCTGTTTTAGAAAATATTATTTTAAATGCACAGTATAGAATTTTTAGAGATGTCCCTATCGATGCTGATAGAAAACAACAATCTGGTAATTTAGTTCCAGGACAAGAAACTATTAACGCACCAGCAGGTGCTGTTTTTATTAGAGGTATACAAGTTTATGATTCAAGTTCAGTGCTCACAGGATCTAACACATGGCTAGAGAAAAAAGATGTAACCTACCTACAAGAATATCAACCGATTACAGGTACCTCTGCAGCGCAAGGTAAACCAAAATATTATGCTATGTTTGGTGGTGCCACAGGTGAAGCTGATACTAATTCAGGACGTATATTTTTAGCCCCTACACCTAATACAAATTACAAATTTAGAGTGCATTATAATGTGGCTCCAGCTCTTTTAGAAGACAACGATACTAATTACATTAGCTTAAACTTCCCTAATGGCTTATTATATTGCTGTTTAGCAGAGACGTATGGTTTTTTAAAAGGCCCAGCAGATATGTTGACTTTGTACGAGCAAAAGTATAGAACGGAAGTACAGAAGTTTGCTAATGAGCAAGTTGGTAGACGTAGAAGAGACGACTACACAGATGGTGCTGTTAGAATACCAATTAACTCAGCAAACCCATAGGAGATAAAAAATGGCAAATACATCAGCAATATGTTCGAGTTTTAAACAAGAACTTTTACAAGGTAAACACAGTTTTGAATCATCAGGTGGACACACTTTCAAAATTGCATTGTTTGATAGTGATGCAACTTTAGGAGCTTCAACTACAGACTATTCAACGTCTGAAGAAATTACGAATACTTCTGGAACTGCATACACAGCAGGCGGAGCTACTTTAACAAACGCAGGCGTTTCTTTATCTTCAACGACAGCCTTTACAGATTTTTCTGATGTAACTTTTAGTTCAGCAACGTTTACAGCAAACGCTGCTTTGATCTACAACACAACAACAAATGGTGGATCAGGTACAACAGATGCAGTTTGTGCAATAGCTTTCGGTGGAGACAAAACTGCAACTAACGGAACATTCACAATTCAATTCCCTACAGCAGACGCAACCAACGCAATCATTAGATTAGCGTAAGGAGGAGTCGATGTCCGACGTTTCTTCAGGTTGGGGTCGATTTACCTGGGGCCAAGCTTATTGGAACAGGGACGCATTACTCGCTACAGGTTGGGGTGCAAAAGCATGGAACGATGGTGAGTGGGGTAATCTTGCTGACGAAACAGTATCATTAACAGGCATATCATTTTCTGCTTCTTTAGGCTCAGTCGACATAGTAAGTACAAACATTATTATTCCAACTGGAATTTCTTTTACAGGGTCCCTTGGATCTGCATCTCCAGTTATTCCAAAAACAGTTGAACTTTCAGGAGTATCATTTAATTCAACTGTGGATTCGTTAACCACGACTGCAGATGCAAATATATCTTTAACAGGTCAGTCTATAACTGGTGCGAATGGTGTGATTACACCTGCAGATCAAGTTATGGGTTTAACAGGTCAATCATCAACTGTTCAACAAGGAACAGCTGTTGCACCAAATGAAGACGTATCTCTAACAGGATTATCTATAACTTCTACACTAGGGACTTCAATTGCTTTTGTTGGAACTGCTGTTTTTCCTACAGGTTTTTCTATTACATCACAACAAGGAACAGCTGTTGCACCAAATGAAGATGTAACTTTAACAGGTCAACAAGCAGAATTTAGTGTTGGATCTCTCGTAGGATTAGGTTCTGCGGTTGCAGATTTAACAGGTATTTCTATGTCAGGAAGTGTTGGAAGTTTAGACGCTCCAGATCAAGCTTTAGGATTAACTGGTGTATCTTTTACAGGTTCCGTGGGATCAGTAATTCCAGCAGATCAAGTAATGGGATTAACTGGACAACAAGCTACAGTTAGTGTAGGAGCAGTAAATGTTAAAGCTTATGCAGATATTGACACGGGCAGTAACACGTCATATAGTAATATTTCAACGGGTTCGAATACATCTTATTCGGATGTTGCAACTGGCTCAAATACAAGCTATAACGACGTAACAGGAGAAGCAGCTTAATATGGCATCGACATTTACACCTCTAGGTATTGAACTCCAGGCAACTGGTGAAAATGCGGGTACATGGGGTACAAAGACAAATACAAACTTACAGATTATAGAGCAAATAACTGGTGGATATTCTGCACAGTCTATTGCAGGTGGTGCTCAAACAACTGCATTATCTGTTTCTGATGGATCAACAGGAGCTGTTCTTGCTCACAGAATTATAGAATTTACAGGTACAATTACAGGAAATCAAATTGTTACAATACCTTTAGACGTACAAACTTTTTACATTTTAAAAAATTCAACATCTGGTTCTTACACAGTACAATTTAAATATGTGTCTGGATCAGGAAATAGTGTTACTTTTTCTGCAACACAAAAATCTACAAAAATAGTTTTTGCAGATGCATCTGATGGAACTAATCCAAATATTTACGAAGTATCAACTGCAAGTGATGTGGTTGATGATACATCACCACAATTAGGTGGTAACCTAGATACTAACTCTTTCATGATTGATTTTGATGATGATCATGGAATTAGAGATGAAAATGGAAATGAACAATTAATATTTCAAACCACATCTTCTGCCGTTAATCACATTGAAATGACAAACGCCGCAACAGGCAATGATCCAAAAGTTGCTGCTGCGGGTGGAGACTCAAATGTTGATTTGGCTTTAGCACCAAAAGGATCTGGTGAAATAGTTGTAGGTACAGGATCAGCTGCACCAACAATTACATCAAGCGGTGCATACGATTTAGTTTTAGATACTAACTCTGGAACGAACTCTGGTACGATTACAATTACAGATGGTTCAAACGGAAATATTACAGCCACGCCAAATGGAACAGGTTTTGTAGAAATTGGTGGTAACACTAACCCTGGAACTATCCAACTTAACTGCGAGTCCAACTCCCACGGAATAAAGCTACAATCCCCTCCACACTCGGCTTCACAATCTTACACATTAAAGTTCCCTACAGGTAACGTAACAGCAGATAGATTTTTAAAAGTAGATTCAGTGACAGGATCAGGAACATCAGGTGTTGGTCAATTATCTTTTGCTGAGGTATCTGGTGGAACATCTTGGCAAGCAGTAAAAACTTCTGGCTTCACTGCAGCAGCTGGTGAAGGATATTTTTGTAATACTACGTCAGGAGCTTTTACAGCAACATTACCAGGGTCAGCAACGATCGGTGATGAAATAAGTTTTATAGATTACGCAGGTACTTTTGATACTAACAATTTAACAGTAGGAAGAAACTCACACAACATTCAGGGTTCTGCAGCAGATTTAACAGTGTCAACCGAGAGAGCAGGTTTTACATTGGTTTATGTGGACTCAACTCAAGGTTGGCTATTAAAGGATAAATAATAGCGATGTCTGAATATAAAGGTATAAAGGGGTTTCAAGTTCAAACCCGATCCGAAGATCCAGTTCCATTTGCACAAGCAATTGCAGATAATCC